CAAAGATAGCTCCAGCTACCATTAAACCTCCTAAGACTTTAAGTGCTGCTTTATTCTCACCTAAATAACCAAATGCATCTGTCATATTTTTAACTTGAGTTACTAGCATTGTTCCATCAGTATTCATCCACGTTAGGCCAGCATCAGTTGCACCTAATGCTAGGAAGAAAGCCCCAATTCCTGCACCTATGGCTCCTATTCCTATTCCCGCTTTAAGACCTGCATTCCCTGGGAACATAGCTAATATTGCAGCACTACCGAATAAAACACCTAATATTTTTAAAGCTCGAGCATCTAATTGGCTAAGTGCATCACTGAAATTCTTAAAAAGTGGTTTTAATGAGCTATAATCGGTACCCATCCAATCTAAACCCTTCTCCATAATTCCTAATGAGCCAAAGAATGCAGCAATACCTGCTCCAAATGCTCCTATACCCAATCCTGCTTTAACCGCAGCATTACCAGGAAACATAGCAAGGACGGATGACATAGCGAAAAGAGATCCAAGAGCTACGAGCCCAGTTGTTCCCATTCCTGCTAGGCCTTCACCTAGATTAATTAATACATTCTTTAAGGATTTGCCTTCATTACCAAATTTAGCGGCTATAGCATCTGCTCCTGCCAAAGCTAAAAGAAGTGCACCTATCCCACCAGCTGCAGCAGCAATCCCAGTTCCTATACCTTTAGCCGCATAGCCAATACCAAGCGTACCAGCACCACCTTTACCACCAAATAAACCAGAAAGGAAACCACCTTTTTTACCATCTTCAGCTGAAGCTCCTGTACCACCAGTAACATTTAAACCTTTTTTTAAAGAATCTCTTATCTCTTTAAATATGTCAAGCTGTTCTCTACGCTCTTCACCTTCATCTAAGGCTTTAACAGAAGATCCCTCTAATCTATCTTTTTCGATTTTAAGGCTTTCTAGATTATTTTCATATTGTATTTGTTGGAGATCAGCTATTCTTAAAACATTTTTACTGATTTTTTCTAGGTGAGCACTATTAGCTCCTTCACCTAAACCTGAAGATGCCCCGATTAAGGATTCTTTAATATCATTAAGGATATTTGATTGTTCCTCAGATGATGCTTCTTCCTTGGAAGGACCAGGTTTTTTCCTTTGATTATCAGCGTCTTTTTTTATGTCATCGTCAGCCACTTACTTATCTCCGTTGAATGATTTACTTGATTTACTTGTTCCAGCATATAGCCCAAACCAAGCTGCACCAGCACCAACAATAATACTAATCAATCCTGATTGTTCTAATGTTGGATCTTGTAGATCCATAAACCACATTGTAGCATAGTATAAAAGAAAAATATACACACTTAAGAATACCCGCGGAAAAATTCTCCAGGCATCAACTGCTTGTGCAGCAAATATCCATTTTTGATATGGATTTTTACCACTATCAGTAACCTTAGTATCTATTTCTAAGTCTATTTGAACTGTCTTTTTTTCGATTTCGCTCATTACTTATTCCTTTGTTGCTTTTCGAGCTCTGCCTCTATATGAGTCTTTAACATCATAACGTAAACTTCGCGCTCCCACGGTATCATATTTTCCAATTCGCTTAAACTATATTTGTGATGTTGTATTAACGCAAAGTTAGTTTGATAATAATTCATGATACTCTCATGTGAGAGGCCTACGTAAAAAAACTTTGGAGCCCTCTCAGTTCATAAGAACTTTCGTGATCACATTTTTCACAAACAAATTTTAAGTCATATTCTAATACCGGGGTATTAGCGAAAAAATTACTTATAAGTTGAAATTGATCTGAGGTTAAATTATCGATAAAATCTCGAACTTCTTCTGTACCTTCTTTCTTACAATCATAAACATTTTCATCATCAAAAATAGTATTAATACATGATGTTACAACATACATTAAAGTATCAACCGATTCTAGTTTTTCTACATCCATTTCTTCTAATATTTCAAGAGTTGGGTATCTCATAGTTACCCCAACAGTATCTGTTAGTTTAATTATTGCTGATTCAGGATCAAAATCTCTTAGTGTAATATCCTTGATATTAACTTCGACAGCGTTAGGATGTTCGCATCCCTCAGCTTGACATTTGGTTTGTAGTTGAATCTTTTCTCCGACTGAAATTCCCCTCAGTTCTAAAAAAAGTTTTTCAATATCAAACCCTGCAAGAGTATCAATATCTACATCGCCTTCAATGCAATTAGTTATTAAATTCCTTATTGCAATAGCTATTTGTTTAGGATCCTGAGATTCCATAGCTAACAACAAGATTTTTTCTTCCTTAACTAAATAAGGTCTCATAATGTATTCCTCTCCCGTTGACGGAATTGTCACCGGATAACGAGGCACATCAATTTTTGGTAAAGCCATAATTATTTTTCTCCAATTATATTATGATATTAAATTTTTAATCGCGCTTAGTCCACCACCAAGAGTCGATGTTATAACATTCTCAGGTTCCCATCTATCATAGGACCACTGAACTGTTAATTCCTGGATAGAGCTATCGCTAGAATTATCCAAGCCAAGCCCACCTACAGAGGTAGGGAATGCACCATGCAATCTTACTCCGTAAACAGGTTTGTTTTCTTTATTCAACTGTTGTATAGTTACATCAGTACTGAATTCTTTTTTATATCCAACGTGATATTGTTCTCGGTTGAATATTGAATCTACCCAGCCATCGAACATCGTCTTAATGTACATGTCACTGGTGATATAAAAAACTGTATTTATCTCTTCGTGTGTTATGGTATTAACCATTTTTCTGTTTTCTCTATGCCCTTGATAATCCAGTGTTCCTATTTGGACACCTGGTATAGAAGCAGATTTGCATAGCATGGATATATCTCTTGGATTATTAATTAAACTTTTTATACTAAATGATCCGGATAGTGCACTTGCTAATAGGTTAGTAGGATTTAAATTTAAAAGAGATACCTGAGGAGGGGTAAAAATTATATTAAATCTGTTTGCAGGAGCCATTCCTCCATGTTTAGATATAGTTGCTTTTAAATCATCTATTGAACTTGCCATTTTATTTTCCGTATATAGATTTTCTTGAATAACGCCAGACAGTATCACGTGAAACCTTTGCAAATTCATCTACTGGTAAGAACACTGCAATTTCCCATTCTGTCATTGGTACTCTATTGATTTTAGATTTAACATGTGACATAAGATAATGTTTGAAGCAAGGTTTAAATTCTTTATATTTTGAAGCACCTTTTAATAGATCATATTTTAATCTTGTTAGTCTAGTTGTATCTATTAATTTTTTAGGAGCTAACGCCATCAATTCATCTAAAAATAAAGCCCTTAGACCAGGAGAAAGATAGTGTAGATTTAATCCATGAAATCCCCCTTTTGCTGGTTGTACCATTATTGTCATAGGGAATCTATCATAGTAAGGTAGCTCTGCTTTTAATTTAGGATCATAAACGTACATACACATATCACCTATTTTAGGTTCGGAACGTACTTTAAGTTGATCATCACTCATTATTTTTCGTCTAGATACATTCCCGAGCTCGCGTACGCGCGCCTGAAACCAATCCCTAGATTGTTTAGTTCTAGGAACTATATTAGCTCTATATGCTCCAGCTTGCAATGTGTCGAATAAACTTGCCATATATCTATTTATGCCTGTGACTTCAGAAGTTTGATACCTAAATTCTTCAAAGTATCCTCTGTCCAGATCTGGAATTTCCATCCTTTATGTTCAGCAAATTTATTAGCTGCTTCCCACTTATCCTGGTTTTTAATATAGGTCATAACTTCTCTAATATATTTTTTAGTTTTTCTCTTAGGCTGTTTAGGAGGTTTTGTTTGTTGTTTAGGTTTAATTTCTATTAGGAATGTATCACCGTTATCCATTTCTATTAATAAGTCTACAAAATAACGATGCATTCTTTTATCTTCTCGTGAAATATATGGTATAACTACCTCTTCACTATTCCATGCTCTAATCTTTGAATTATTTTCACACCATTTAAAAGATTGTCTCTCCCAGAGAGAACGGTATACAACCTTGGTATGATCCCCAAGGTATTTTTCTGGTTTCTTAATTCTATATCTGCCTTTGTAACTCATATAAATACTTCTATAAAAGAATTAATATTATCTCTATTTATATAGGAAAAAATCAATGGAACAAGATGTACTCAAAGATAAAGCTTCAGAAATTGCAAAGAAAATAGATGAATCAACAGTTGTGTCTTCTGGCGAAGATAAAAATGTTTTAAGGTATCCCCTTGATTTAACATCTAATGATCAAATTAATCAAGTAATGAGATTCAATATAAAAACGAGAGAAAATCTTAAAGAAAACAAAAAAACAATTTATCTCTATACCCCTCCTGGTATTGCATTAGCTGATTCAGCTAGTTATAATACGCAAGATGCCGGATTT